GACGGTGTGGAGAAGGCCGCGCAGGAGGCCGAAAGGCCCAAGCCGTCTGAGGGCAAGGCGTCCGAAGCGCCTGCGCGGTTCCTTCCCCGCGCCAAAGAGCTTTGGGGCAACACCCCGAACCCGGTCAAAGAGGAAGTGCATCGGGCCATCACCGAATACGAGACCGCCGCCAAGGAATTCGAGACCAGCCACAAGGAATGGTCCGAACTCAAAAACTACGACCAGATGGCAAAGGCCAACGGTACGACCGTCAGGGAAGCGCTCGACAACTACACCCGCGTGGACAAGCTGCTCCGCACCAGCCCGGCCCAGGGGATTGCCGAGGTTCTGAAGATTGCCGGCGTCACTCCCGAGCAATATGCGCGCCACGTTCTAGGGCAGAGCGCACAGCAGCCCCAGGCGGGCCAGCCAGCGCCGCAACAGCCGACCCGCGACCCGCAGATCGTCGGCGCTCTTACGCAGCAGCAGGAGGCTATCAAGGCCCTCAGCGCGCAACTCGAAAACATGAACCGCGAGAAGGTTGAATCCGAGGTTCACAATTCCATCATCGCTCCGTTTCGCGCCGAACACCCGCGCTATGCGGAGCTTGAGCCCCAAATGGCGACCATCCTGCAATCAGGCTTGGTCCCCGAGAACTTGACCCCACGGCAACGGTTGGAAACTGCCTATGACATGGCTGAGCGGCTTAGCCCGCGCTCTGTGTCCAGCGATCCGTTTGCCGGTGTTGGTCCTGATGACAATGCCCGGCGTGAGAATTCTGCCGGAGGAAAATCAGTCAAAGGCGCCCCAAGCCCTGGCACATCCGTGGATGGTCGGGCGGGGCAAGTCATGGATCGCAAGGCCGCAGTCCGTGCCGCGATGGCAGAACTCGGCCGCTAAAAAGGAACAACCGATATGGCTGTAACCACAGACCGCCAGTATCGCCAGCTCCTCTCCGCTTCCCTTGCATACCGTAAGGCAGGCATCGAAGATCTGGTGCATAACTCGAACCCCGTCATGGCCGCCATCAAGGCCAATGGCAACGTCCGCGCCTATTCCGGCCCGGAAATCCGTCACCACCTGCAGATCGCAAAGCAGGATGCGCAATGGTACACGGGATATGACAAACTTCGGAACTCCCCGATCGAGCTTTTCAACGACGCTGTTTTCACCCCGAAGAACGTCGCCGTTCCGATCTCGTTCGCCGGTACCGAACTGCTTGCCAACTCCGGCCGCGCTCGCGACATCGACCTGATGGACGAGTATCTGGAGTCCGCAGAAGGCTCGATGGTCGATGCCTTCGAAGTTGCCATCAACAGCGACGGTACCGCAGACGGCGGCCGGCAGATGGTTGGTTTGGGCGCCGCCCTGCCGATCGTCGCAACCACTGGCACCTATGGGGGCATCAACCGGGCAACCTATGCCCTGTGGCGCACGACCACCTTCGACGCTCAGTCGGACTTTCCGACCATCGGCACGCAGGTGGATTCGACCACCATCCGCCCGATGTACGAAAGCATCCTTGCTCAGCGTTCCCGTGGCCAGCGTGGCGCCGATCTGCTGATCGCTGCCCGTCAGCACTACCTCGCCTACAGCGCCTCGCTCGTCGCTCACCAGCGCATCACCTCTCCGGGTCTCATGGGCCGGCTGGGGTTCACCTCGCTGGAATTCGCGGGCGCCGGCAAGCGGGCCGAAGTGGTCCTTGCTTCGGGCATCGGCACCAGCATGCCGAACGATACGACCTACGGCCTCGAAAGCCGTTCGCTGTATCTCTACTACCACCCGGATCGCAACATGGTTCCGCTCTTCGACGGCGACGGCGCCATGCCCATCAATCAGGACGCAGTGGCCCAATTCCTTGTTTGGAATGGCGAATTCGTGCTGGGCAACCCGCTGTTCAGCTGGCGTCTGATCGACTCCAACACCGCAGCCTGATCAGGCCAGAAAGGAGAAACCAACATGGTCTTCCGCACAACCCCGAACCTTGGTCCCGATCTCGAACAGTTCGATACCAAATGGTTTTATGATTTGGAGGGGGTGAACAGCCCCCGCCTCGGCAACCCCGAACTCGGCTCTGACGGCCACCTCTATGTTCTCGTCAAGGCCGGGGCGGCGTTCGCCACGGCTGGCACCGATGTGACGATCAACGAGACTACGTGGGTCGCGTCGGCCGGCGCCGGTGGGTACGAAACCCCCGTCGCGGCTATCCCGATTGATGCGTTCTTCTACGCTCGCTCGATCGCACTGCCGCAGTAACCAACGAGGGGAGGGCTCAGGCTCTCCCCTTTCCCTTCTCAGACAAGGAAATCCCCATGGCAAACGAACATCTTGTTACCCCGTTCTTCACGACCGAAGCGGTTGAAGATCTCCCCGCATCCCTGCTCGCCGGCCGGCCCATTTTCAAGGAAATGGAACTGGTGGAAGTCCGCATTGCAGGCGATCGCAATTTCGCCCCCGTATTCCCGGCGCTGTCCATGTGGATGCGCGACGGCAACCACGAAATCTCCTATGCCGAGCGCTGGCCTGATCAGTATGCCCGCTTCAAGGAAGGCGCCGTACAGATCGCAGACGGCACGCCGCTCGATGAATTGCCGTTCCTCACGGTCGGCCGTCGTGCCGAACTGAAGGCGCTGAAGATCTACACCGCCGAAGCACTGGCGGCGCTGGACGGCCGGAACCTCAAGGTGCTTGCCGGCGAAGGCCATAAGCTTAAGGAAGCCGCACAGGCTTATCTCGACAAGGCCAATGGGACTGCGAATATCATCCATATGGTCAAGGAAAACTCCGACCTGAAGTCTCAGCTCGACACGATGAAAGCGCAGATCGAAGCGCTGCAGCGTGGCCAACCGCTTCAGCCCCAGGCTGTCGAACGTCAGGCATTGCCGCCTGCAGATGATTTCGCGGAGATGACCGACGCGCAGCTGAAGGACGAAATTGCCAAGCTGACCGGGAATCGGCCGCAGGGCAACCCGAACCGTGGCACGCTTCTGTCAATGCTCGACAGCCTGACATCGGCGGCGGCGTAAGAAAATGACCGTTCTCAGCGCCGTACAGGCTGCAGCACCGGCCATAGCTCTGGACACCCCAAGCCAGATCTATGCCGCGACCTCAAAAGACATGGTGGACATGCGCGCCGTCATTAACGAGGTCGTGCAGCAGATTGTCGACGCAAATGAATGGTCTGCGTTGCAGGTGTTTCACACCATCACCGGAGACGGCGTAACGGAGACGTTTACGCTGCCTTCGGACTACGACCGCATGGCGAAGAATTCGCAGCTGTGGTCTTCCGACATGCCGCAAGGCCCGCTTGAACAGGTGGGCTCGCTCGATGACTGGATGGCGGCCAAGATCCAGACCATCGACGGCTTCTATCGGCGCTGGCTCCTACGGGGCCTGCAGATCTCTTTCTATCCGGTCATCCCTAACCTTGAGACTGTACAACTCGCCTATTACAGCCGCAACACGGTTCTTGCTGGTGGATCGCCGCAGGATGGCTTCACGGCCGATACCGACACATTCCGCTTATCCGAACGCCTGTTGACGCTTGGCATCATCTGGCTTTGGAAATCTCGCAAAGGGGTCGATTATTCCGAAGAAATGGCAGGTTTCCAGGAAGCGCTTGCGCGGGAGGTCACGCGAGACAAAGGCCCCGGTACGATCATCACCAGCCGCCCGCGTGGCTATCGTCTCCCGCCATACGGATATCCCCGCTGATGTTCGCCAATTTCAATCGCCAGCCTGCTCGACCAAAAGCGCAGCGTGGCCGGCAGAAGTCGCAGACGTTCCAGTTCCCCGCGGCGGTACGAGGATGGATTACCAATGAGAGCCTCGCTTTTCCCCAGCCTGGCGGCGCGTTTGTCCTCGACAACTGGTTTCCAACCCAGACCGGCGTTCGCCTTCGCGGTGGCTGTGAGCGTCACGCGACACTCGTCGTAGACGACCCGGTCCAATCGCTCTTTGCCTATCGGGCCGGCGTGGTCCGCATGTTCGCCAGCGATGAAGCCAACGTCTACGACATCACCGCTCCGGTAGATCCGAACGTCGCCCCGGCTGCCGACATAACGGGCCAGACCAGCGGGTATTATTCCAGCATTCCATTCACGACGGCCGGCGGTGACTTTCTCTACATCCTAAACGGCACAGATGATCCGCAGCTCTACGACGGCGCGACTTGGACAGCTATCAACGGCGCGTCCACGCCCGCTATCACCAACGTCACCAGCGCCGATCTCATTCAAGGGACATCCTACCGGAATCGCATTTTCTTCGTTGAAAAGCAGTCATTGAACATTTGGTATCCGGTCGTTGGGTCTTTGGGTGGTGCGCTGGACAACATCACGCTGTCTGGAACGTTCAAAAAAGGCGGAACAATTCTGTTTTGCGCGACCTGGTCGATCGATGCCGGTGATGGTGCTGACGATCGGTTCGTCGTGGTATCCACGGCAGGCGAGGCGGCTGTATTCGAAGGCGCTAATCCGAGCGGTACGACTGAGGCCGATTGGAACCTCGTCGGGGTCTACAGCCTATCTCGGGGTCTAGGAAAGAATGCCTACCTGCAGATTGGTGGCGATCTCCTGATTTTGACCGAGGAGGGTATTACCCCGTTCACTGCCGTTGTCCAGAAAGACCCCGCCGCTCTCTCTATGTCGGCCGTTTCCATGTCAATCGAGACAGCGTGGAAGCGCGCCGTTGCCGATCGCCGCAATCTCCCTTGGGAGGTCGTGAAATGGCCCGAAAAGAACATGGCCATTATCAATGTACCGCGGGCGTCGGACGATCAGTTGGCAATCTGTTTTGTGGTCAATCTCGAAACGGGCGCATGGTCTCAGTATACCGGTTGGGATACGCGCACGCTGCTGGTGTTCGATGAGCGAGCCTTTTTCGGCGCCAATGACGGGCGCGTTCGGGAATGTGAAACGGGTGGGAACGACGACGGTCAGGCATATGTCTGCACTTATGTCGGTCTTTTCGAACATCTCGGCCAACCTGGCATGCACAAGGTGGTGCAGCAGGCCAGGCCAAATTTCATAGCATCCGAGCCATTTAGCCCTCAGGTATCGGTCTCGACAAACTACACCCTTCAGCTCCCGGCCCCGCCGAACTCCATCCCCAATTACAGTCTCGACGTTTGGGACCAAGGTCTGTGGGACGTTTCACTGTGGGACAACGGTTCTTCTCTGCAGTTCCCAGTCTTCCGTTGGGTATCTATCGGACGCGCCGGGATGGCTATCGCCCCGGTTGTTCAAGTCACTTGCGGCATAGATCCAACGCCGGGAGCCGAATTGCTATCCATCGATATCACATTCGAAATCGGGGATTTGGTCGTTTGATGGAGCCTGTCTGGAATTTCGACCCAAATTTTCAGGCCGGGCTAAAAGAGTGGCTTGAATTGATGATCTGGGACGGCCAGCTTGAGCTGAGCGATTGTCAGATCATGGCGGTTGTCGAGGGCAGGGATGTCAAGGCCGGGGTAGCTTTTCACGACTGGCAACCACACGCCGGAGTTATTGAAATATCGGGGGCCAGCAACAGCAAAAAATGGCTGACCCGTCCGGTTCTCATGGCAATATTTTCCTACGTTTTCATAGATCTGAAATGCCAGCTCTGCGTGGCCCGGATCGATCCTGACAACCATTCACTCCTGCGCATCTTCAAGGCCTACGGGTTCAACGATTATCGAATCCCAAGACTTATGGGGCGCGATAAAGACCAGATCATTGTGACGCTGACCGACGATGCCTGGCGCTCGAATAGATTCATGAAAGGATTGAACCGTGGGTAAACCAAAAGCGCCTAAGCCCACTCCAGCGACCGAGACCAGTGCTGCGCAGACGGGGACGAATGTAGGCACCGCCATTGCGAATGCGTTTCTGCAGAACCCGACTGAATATACCCCGGACGGCTCTACGCAGGTCAACCAGACTGGGACGTACAAATACAACGACACCTATACGGGCCAGTCCTATGACATCCCGACATTTACCCGCACAACGACCTTGTCGCCGCAACAGCAGGCTATCAAGACGCAGACCGACGCTGCGCAACTCAGCATGGGGGCTCTTGCCGCCGAGCAGTCTTCGAAGCTGCAAAAATACCTGAGCGAGCCTGTAGACCTCAGCAACGACGCGACCGAAGCGCGGTTGATGGAACTTGGCCAAAAGCGCCTTGATCCTTTGCTTGCCCAGCGCCGGGAAGCCGAGGAAACGCGCCTTTCCAACCAGGGCGTTCGCCTCGGATCCACTGCCTACGACCGCGCCAACGCCAACATTGGCCAGACCGAGAACGACGCCTACAATTCGCTCCTATTGCAGGGCCGTGGTCAGGCAGTGCAGGAAGCCCTTGCCCAGCGCAACCAGCCCATCAACGAGATTACTGCTCTGTTGTCGGGTTCGCAGGTGTCACAGCCCAATTTCATGGGGGCTAATCTAAGCGCCATCCCGACCACGGATAACCAGTCCATCATCGCGAACTACGACCAGCAGAAGGCCGCTGCGGCTCAGGCTAACGGCGCTGCTCTAGGTGGCCTGTTCAAAGGCATTGGTGGGTTTGCAGGGTCTCTGATAGGCCTTTCCGACGAGACGGCGAAGAAGGACAAGACCCGCCTGATGGACTTGGACGACGACGGCACGGGCCTCTGGGCGTTCCGCTACAAAGGCGAGAACAGCAACGATCCGAAGCATATCGGCCTGATGGCCCAAGAGGTCGAAAAGATCGCGCCAGAGGCCGTGCTTGACGGCTACGACGACGGTTACAAGCGCGTTGATTATAGGCGCGCTATTAGCAAGATTATAGGGTGATATGCGCCCAATTCTTGCCCGTAGAGATCAGAGCTATCGTAGGTTGGGATACCCCGAACTTGCGCGCTATCTGGCTTTGAGGAACGGTACCCAGCATACCTTTGATAGCGACAACATCTTGGGCGGTGAGTTTAGCCGTTTTGCTTTTCTCGCCACGGTGGCGAGTCCCGTGAATTTCCTTGTCGGCTTCATTGTCTTCGCGTGTTTTCCAAGAAACGTGAGCCTTGGTTACGCAACCTTCCATACCCCGCCCGCATGAGTGCGCGGCCTCATGTGAAATTGACGGGGGTGCCCCATTCGTTTCTTCGCAAACTAGCCTAGCGACAAGGCAGTTTTTTGAATCTCTACCAATAACGGGCCCGACGTGCAGCTTGGCATACCCCTGCATGTCCCTGGCGAATGGCCAGATCAAGCATTCGTCCCCTTCGTAGGGCAAGACAACCTCTTGCAGAAAGTTTCTCGGCTCATGGTGGCCTGTCCCTCCGCCCAGAGGGTCGCCATGTCTGCGAAACCGTTGAGCGTGCGCTCCGCAGTAGCCATGGGAGTCGTGTGGCTTGTTGCAGTCAGGAACCGAACATATACGATGTGTCTTAGCCATCTTGACCTCCTTATAGGTTGGGCTGGTTAGAGCGCGTCGTCGGCTGGCAGGCCTTCGGCGTGTTCGCATTTTTACTACATCTCACCAGTTGAGGCAAAACAAATGGCAATTGGATACGACGGCTACAAAGGTTACGGCACGCCCGAAAACATTGCCAATACCCGCGAGATAATCCGCGCCCTTATGGCAAAGCAGAGGGGAGGCAGTGTCAATTCTGTTGGTGAGGGTATTGGCGAAGGCCTTAGCGCTCTTGGCGATGGTATCGTGGCAAATGTGCTGGGCCGCCGCGCTGACGGTGCGGAGGCTGCAGGGCAGGACGCGTGGGCTCAAGAATGGGGCGCCATCACCGCCGGACTTGGCGGCGAAGTGCCTGGCATGGGCGCGGAGATGGCCGCTAGCGATCCGGGCGCTTCCGCTACCGATGTACAGCCTGTTGCCCTTACTGGGGGCAAGGAGGAATTCGTGGCGGCGCTTCTCCCGGCGGCGATTGAGGAAAGCCAGAGAACTGGTGTCGATCCGCGAATCATTGTCGCGCAGGCTGCGCAGGAAACCGGCTGGGGCAAGAGCGCACCCGGGAACAATTTCTTCGGGATCAAAAGCCACGGCAAGGAAGGTGGCCAGACCTTTACTACCCACGAGGTTATCAACGGCCAGCGGGTAAAAATAAACGATAGCTTCCGGTCGTTCGCTAGCCCTGGCGATAGCGTGCGCGGGTACGGCGACTTCCTGCTAGAAAACCCGCGATATAAGCCATTGCGCGAAGCCCAGGGCCTCGATGCCCAGCTGGAGGCGCTGCAGGCTTCCGGGTACGCTACCGACCCGAACTATTCCCGCAGCGTAGGGGCTATTGCGCGGGGAATTCCTCTCCCCGTTCAGGTGGCCAGCAATGATCCTGCGGCGGCAATCCAGGCTATCGCGCCAATCGAGCAACCCTCTGCCGCGACGGCCTACGTTGACCCGCAGGTCGTGTCTATGTCTCAGCAGGGCGGAGCAACGCTGTCCGACCCTTCGCAGATCTCCCCAGAGGACCAACAGCGTCTTGCAGAACTTCGTGGCCCGGCGCCGTCGTCTGTTCCATATGAAGGCCCGGGCGCGCAGTACAACGAGCCCACGTTGGTCTATGACCGCAGCGGCATGCGGATGGAACGCCCGTCAGAGTCGCGTGCAGCTGACCAGATGGCTGGGCAAGTAAACGCCATTCCCCAGCAAATGGCCGCGGCGTCTCCGCAGTTGGCCGGCGCAGACCCATCGAAGGGTATTCTCGCGGCTCTTCTGGGCAACTCCACTGGGCCGGCTCAAGGTGACTTCCCTGCGGCCCCCGGTCAGCAGCAGATGGCACAGGCTCAGCCTCAGCGCCAAGGCCCGTCCATCGCCCAGCTTCTCAAGGCAGCCCAGAACCCGTATGCGCCAAGGGCAGCACAAGGCGTTATCCAGGCGCTTATTGAAAAGCAGATGTCGGCCGGTGATCCGCTGACGCAGCTGCAGATCAAAAAGGCAGAGGCCGAGCTAAAGAAGTTGCAGAACGGCCCCTCGGCCGAAATCAAGATTGCTGGCGATCGCGCTTTTCGTCTCAATGCTGATGGAACTGTCGAAGATGTGACGCCGAAAGATGGCACCGCTGGACAGCCCGGACAATTCCGCTTCCCCGGCACTTCGGTCGAGGCTGCCGCTCTCAATGGCCTAATCGACAGCGGTCAGTTGACGCCGGAGCAGGCCCAGCAAATGGGAGCCGGCAAAACTATCACCGGACCCAACGGGGAAATCATCTTCATGACCCCGCAGGGTGTGTTCGGCAACGGCGGCGCCCCACAGCAGCAGGGTGGCGTTGATATCTTTGGCGACGGCCAAGGCGCTCCGCCGCCTCAAGCCCAGCCACAGGCGAGCCAGACCATGATCCCGCTCACGGCCCCTAAGGTTACTGTCGATGAGAAAAAGGCAATGACCTTCGCGGACAGGATGACCACGTCCGGCTCCATCATCGACAGCATGGGCATGGAAGGATCAGGAAAATACGACCGACTGGCGGGCGAAATCCCGCTTGTTGGCGAATACCTGACCAGTGACGAATATAAGAAGGTGGATGCCGCCAAACGCGATTTCATCAACGCCCAGTTGCGTCGTGAATCGGGGGCAGTCATCGCGGACAGCGAATTCGCGAATGCTGAAAAACAGTACTTTCCGCAGCCAAACGACCCACCCGAAGTCATCGAACAGAAGCGCCGCCTACGGCAGCAGGTTATTGCCGGTATGCAGCGTGATAGCGGGCCAACCTATATGCCTCCGGGAACGGATGTAGCTCCGGCCAAGCCCAGGCTAAAATTCAACCCGACGACGGGAGCGCTTGAATGATCGAAGTCGAGCTTCCAGACGGCACGATCGCTGAATTCCCCGACGATACCCCAGGGGATACGATCAAGGCCGCCCTGCAACAGCGCTTTCCGCCGCCAGACATTGGCAATCAGCGCATGGACGCGTCACAGGTCTATGTCGATGAAATGCTATTCGGATTGCCGGGTAAGGCCGCAGCCGGCATGAATGCGCTGGTGCGGGCTCCGTTCACAGACAAGTCCGTGGGTGAGGAGTACGACATCCTCCGCAATCAGTATCAGAATGCCCGCAAGGTCTATGCCGATGAACACCCTGTAGCCAATACCTTGGCGTCAATCGGGGGCGGCATTCACGGCGGGGCGAGCCTGTCGGCTGGGGTCGGCGGCGTTGTGGGGAATGTTGCGCCTCGCGTTGCCCAGCTGGCCAGGGCCAACTACGGAGCCCGGATGGCTACAGACGCCGTCTCTGGTGCTGTGCAGGGAGGCATATCGGCTTTCGGGCATGATCAGGACGTTGGAACCGGCGCGGCCATTGGCGGGGCAGTAGGCGGCTTGGCACGACCCGTTATTGACGCAGGCAGCTCGATCGTCCGCTCGCTTGGCGGGCTTGCCGGCATAGGAAACCAGACGCGGGCAAATTCCGCCATTGCGGAAGCTCTCAGCCGTTCCGGTCGTAGCGCCACCGATGTGACAGACGATCTTTCGCGCGCCGCTCAGGATGGGCAGCCGGAATTCATGGTTGCCGACGCTCTTGGCAATAGTGGCCAGCGCATGCTTTCGGGCGTGGCGCGCTCTCCGGGTGATATGCGCCAGACGATTGCCGAGACGCTACAATCCCGCCAGGCAGGGCAGGGGCGACGGCTGCAGAATGCTTTGGTCGAAGGGTTTGGTGCTCCTCAGACGGCACAGCAGACCGACGAGGCATTGCGTGCATTGCGGTCGTCGGACGCCGCCGTGAATTTTGGGGCTGCCCGTGCATCGGCGGGCGCTGTAGATCCCACAGCCGCCATCGGCCGAGCGGATGAATTTCTCGGGACAGGCGGCAGCCTTGACCGGACGAACATCAGAGATGACAGCGTAGAGGGAGTGGTTCGCCGTGCGCGGGCTCTTCTGACGGACGGCGACAACATTGTAAGCGACTTCGACACGGCCTTCCGTGCCAAAGTCGAGATGGACAGCATGATTGACAGCGGGAACCCAACCGTTCAGCGCCAGCTTATCCCTATCCGAAACGAACTCGATGGAGCCCTAGAGCGGTCATCCGACGATTACGCCAACGCCCGAAACACGTTCCGGCAGCAGAGCCAAGCTATCGAGGCCGCGAACACCGGCCGCGATGCCGCGATGCGCGGTCGCGTCGAGGACACCATTCCTCAATTCAACGCCATGCGCCCGGATCAGCAGCAGGCATACCGCGCCGGCTATGTGGATCCACTCATTGCCGACATCCAGAAAGCGGCCGGTCCAATGACGAACCGCGCGCGCCCGCTCATCAGCGATGCAACAGCGCAGGAATTCCCGGCCTTCGCAGCACCGGGGCAGGGTCCGCAGATGATGGACCGTATTGGCCGGGAACAAACGATGTTCCAAACCGGCGCCCAAGCTCTAGGCGGCTCTCGAACCGCTGACAATCTTTCCGATATTGCCGACGTGCAGTCTTTCGATCCAACGATGATTGGAGCGCTGCTGACCGGGAACATCAAGGGGGCCGCGCTGCAAGGTCTGCAATTGGGCATCAATACTCTACAGGGGCGGAATAGCCAGACCCGTGACATCATCGCCCGTGCATTACTGGAAAGCAGCCCGACCCGCGCCAATGCTGCTCTTTCTGAGGCCGTGGCAAGCGGTGCTAGACTCACTCAGGCGCAGGAATCCATCGTGAGGGCGCTTATCTCGGGTGGAGCGGCGACAGCCCCAAGGCTTCAGGCGTCTCAGTAACCACGCCATAGGAACATCGCCACAGCAACGGCAGCGATAGGCAGCAAAAAGGCGAATAGATTGCCCGGCGATGGCCTCTCACCAAACTTTCCTTCGGCCCACTTCCGCTCGCCATAATTCGGAAACTTCATGTGTTCGTTTGGGTTGTGCTCGATCTGTCTGATCGGCGCCCCCTGCTTGGCCTTCGTCTCATCTTTCCCGTGCAAATCCATCTCCGTTCGGTCCACGCCGCGCGGCAGCAATTCTATGCCAACTTAAAGGAGAATGCAAAATGCCATTGAACGGCGGAGGTACAGCTGGAAAGCCAGCAGGCACGACGGCGGTTCCGAACACGACGATCGCCAGCACGCCCTACAACAGCGTCATTGACGATATCTACAACATCTTCAATACGCCGCGCCCAGTCGTCTATGGCGGCACAGGCGCGGCGGATGCTGCGGGAGCACGAACGAATCTTGGATTGACGACGGGGACATTCGGATTCCTGTATGGCCTGACCTTGTCCAACAATGCCACCGACGCGACAAATGACATCGACATTTCGGTAGGGACGGCGGCAGAGCAAGATGTGGCTAATCCAACACTTATGACGCTTGCCTCTGCCATCACCAAACGACTTGACGCCGCGTGGGCTGTCGGCTCTGGCAACGGCGGTCTCGACACGGGTTCCATCGCCAACACCACATACCACGTCTGGCTTATCCAGAGGTCTGATACCAGCGTTGTCGATGTGCTGTTTTCGACCTCTGCCACGGCCCCGACCATGCCTGCCAACTACGACCGTAAGCGCCGCATCGGGTCTATCATCCGTGAAAGCACGGCAATCGTCCGCTTCTATCAGACCGGCGATGTTTTCCTTCGCGAGCCCAGCAACAGCACCCTTTCCACAGCGGCTATTCCATCCACCAGTGCGACGATCGGGGTTCCTGGCGGTATCGCTGTAAGGCCGATTCTTGCGTGGCAGGTAATCTGCGGTGCCAGCGCGAATGTCGCGACTTTCGTTGGTTCGTTTGCCCGAGGGAGCGCCAACACACAGCTTCAGTCTCTCAACGTGCCAGCGAGTTCTTCCGCTGCTGACATTTCAACGTTTGATTTCATCACCACCGGCACATCGAGCCAGATCTACATCGCTCAAGTGGTGGCCTCTGGCACCATCACCCAATCAGTCCTCATCACCAATGGCTGGATCGACAGCCGCGGCAAATAAAGGATAGTGCAATGCATCAACGCAAGATCCATCTGATAGGCGACAGCATTTCCAAAGGTTACGCGCTCGGGGAATATGAAGACACCCTGAGCCCAAGCAACCCGCTTTGGCCGCTGCGTTCGATCTCGTCCATGGCAAACAACACTCTCTACGGTGTCGGAATCAAGGACGAGTTCTACTATACCGGTCTCCCTGCGGTGAACTTCAGCTCGGATATCGAAGCGACGGAAGTTGCCATCCGTGCGATCGTCAACAACGGGACAATCCGCAGCGGCGATGTGGTGATTTTCGAGGACGCCGGCCCGCACATCGAAGACCCGGATACCTACCAGGAACAGTGGGAATTCCTCCGCGCCGCTGTGGTTGATCGGTTTGATATCACGCTGGTGATGATGTCGATGTTCAGTTATTCACCGGCTCCGAACGACAACCGCTATGACGTGACTTTCGGCTCTCGCACGATGAACGCCGCCACCTTGGCCGCCGCCACTTCGCTTGTCCCCAATGAGCGCGGGCAAACGCTGTTTTTCGACATGAAGACCAATATGGACGGCTGGGAAACGTCTGCCTACGGGTCGGACCTGGTGCCCGTCATGTTGCCCGATGGCATCCATCCCAACGTCTGGGGGCAAGCGCGCATGGCAGGCGAGATTTTGAAGCTGCTGCGGTATAGGCCATATCTGGGTTCGACCGTGCCCGGCCTTGAAGCGGTAGCGTCCGCAAACTGGGTAGCGCTGGCGTATGGGTCGCCCTATTTCAGCTCGGTAAAGGCCGCCACGTATATGCGGGATTGTCTTCTCAGGTAGGATTGCCCGCGAAGCGGACCATCACCACCGGGCCGTTTGTGCAATAATGAACGGCGGTGGCGACGTCTTCCTTTCGAAGGTGACTTCCATACGACACGGCTTCCATATTGTCCTCCAATAGGAGCGTCAGCCGCTCTCCACCAAAGGTGTCTGTCAAACGGCCGGCGCGCATCACTGCCGCGATATAGGGGCAGTATCCCCAGACGTTCGGATGGATACCCTCAAAGGTGATCGGCAATCCGAAGTTCCGGAGCAGCGCTCGTTCGTATGCTCGTAGCGTTGTGTCCATGTCCACAAGGACCACGGATGGTAAATTCGTTTCGGCAACCGCTTGAGCGATGGCGTCATTGTAGGATCTCAGCTCGCCATCATCCGAAAGGACTGGCGTGCTGTAACTGAAGTCCTTCCAATCGACCTTTGGGAAAGCGATATCAGGACCGCCGTCGAATGTGTTCATCACCAGAACCGTGGCGCCGGTTGATGCCGCGGCCTTGATCACGGTCTTCCATTGAGCTGCGTATTCGGTCTGTGTAACCGTCCGGTCTCCGGCGTCCTCTAGGACGATAACGTCGGCAGACCCAACAGTGCCTTTGTCGTGAAGGTCTTCAATCCGATCGGCCAATTCATCGGCGCTCACCTCATCGGGGCCGACCGGGCCGCCGGCGTAGGCATACCCGATCCGAGTATTGTCTGTCATCAATTCTGCCATCGATGCGGGGGATCGCAGAGGCCACAAGGGACTATTGCGCAAGTCGGCGGTGGCGAGGTCTGGGAACGTGCCCAAACCGTAGCCACGCATGATGGAGTCGCCAAAGAAAAAGACGACGCCGGCATACTTCGAGCGGTCTTGCGAAATCTCGTTAAAGCGATCGTCTGGGGCTGCGGCCTGCCCGAAAGCGGGCGAGGCCGACAGAAGCGCCGCTGCGATGGTCATCAAAATCTTGTTCATGCCGCACGCTACTGCGGTCCATCATTCCTGACAACCAAGGAAATCACCATGAACCGCTCTGCATTTTTCAATGCGGTGCGCGTCTCGCTGTTTGGCGGGAAGCTCGCGCAGTCGCAGGTATCCGGCATGACGGCCATTCTGGACGAGTGGGAGGCTCAGGGGCTGACCGATGTCCGGTGGCTGGCCTATATGCTGGCGACGGCGTTCCACGAAACCGATCAGACGATGCAGCCGATCACGGAATACGGCGGGCGCAAGTATTTCGAGAAATACGACACCGGCAAGCTCGCCAAGGCGCTTGGCAATACCGCGGCCGCCGATGGCGACGGGTTCATTTACCGCGGGCGCGGCCTGGTGCAGATCACCGGCCGGACGAACTATGAGAAATTCGGTATCGAGGACACGCCCGACAAGGCGCTGGATCTAAAGACGGCGATCAAAATTATGTTCGTGGGCATGACCAAGGGCAGCTTCACCGGCAAAAAGCTGTCCGACTATTTCGCCGGCGCAAAGGCTGACTGGGTGAATGCCCGCCGGATCATCAACGGAACGGACAAGGCTGCAGCCATCGCGGCATATGCTCGCAAGTTCCTCTCTGCGATCGAGGCCTGACCATGTGGAAATACATCACCGCCAGCACGCTCAAGCGCGAGTTCGCCCTGTTCCTGACGCTGTGGCTTCTGTCGGTCGCCACCTATCTGATCTTGGTCGATGCGACCGACATGCAGTTCCGAATCCTTGAGCTGTTTGCCTACCCGATCTTGGTCGGCGCGTTCGGTGTCTTCGGGTTGGATTTCATCGCAAAGCAAACAAACTTCGGCGGCCCGCCTAAGGATACGTCTGTTACTACGACCAGCGTTGATGTCCCGGCCGTCATGACCGTTACCACGACGACCGGAGACGCCGACATTAAAGGTTGATTCGGCTCTCCAAGGTGACTTTAATTACTAAAGATGGTACAACCTCTTAACTCAAATTTGAGAGGTGTTGAAATGGGCCGTCCGAAAGGCAGCGGGTTAATTCCGGTAGCCACCAGACTTAAGACTAAAACGATTATTGGCGATGGCGGATGTTGGCTGTGGATGGGTTCCAAGAGCCACAACGGTTACGGGTACATTAACACGGAAGCCGGAGTGAAGCGGGTCCATCGCGTCTCTTTTGAAATGCATAAAGGGGCGGTTCCAAAAGGCGTTTTCGTCTTGCACAAATGCGATGTTCGCAATTGCTGGAATCCAGATCATCTTTTTCTTGGCACCGCTTCCGACAATACGGCCGACATGATGGAAAAATCAAGAAATGTCCCAGCGCCTCGCCGCGGCATGGACAACGCCACCTCTCTGGTAACCGACGATATTGTCAGAGCAATACGAGCCGACCATCGCCGGATCGTAGATATCGCCAAAGACTATGGAATTCACTTTACCACCGTCTCCGACATAAGGCGCAGAAAATCATGGCGGCACATCGAATGACCAGCGTGAAGGTGGAGCAATGAACACCTTCCTCCTAAGCCCTCTCGGCAAGGGCGTTTCAATCCTCCTGATCATCGCGGCGGCTTACCTCGGCTTCCGCGCATGGCTGTCTGCCCATGACGCCAATGTCCTGAGCGGGTACGTTCTGCTGTCGGAAAAGACGGCCCTGCAGGCGCAGCTTGACGAAGTGACCCGCCAGCGAAGTGCGGCCGCACAATCCCTCGAAGAGTTCCGCAAACGCGCGGCTGCAGACGCCGCCCTCGACCAGAAAACTGAAACCGAGCGCGAACAGGAGCGCATGGCCTATGAGATCCGACTTTCCCAAGCAAATCGCCGCTGCGCTATCGGCGCTGCTGATCTTGAGTTCCTGCAACGCCACAAGTCGAATTGAAACGGCGGCCAGAACTACGGGCACGATCAAGGCTTCCGTGGTCCTTCCCGATCTTCCTGGCGACTGCCGGGTGAAAGAGCCGCACGCTCCGCTGACGTTGGGCAACGAGGCGCTTATCATCCTTGACCGGGAGCGTGGCGCGCTTGACCGGCAAAACGCGCGTACGGGCCGCTGTGCAGGGTTTTATGATGATGTGAAGTCCCGCTTCGGGGGCTCACTGAAATAACCGAAGCGAACCGAGCCCGATGCGGACACATTAGGCCCGGTTCTGACCACCCTGCGAACAAGAAAGGTTCGAGCATGGCTGTAGGCAACATTGCGCCCAATTGGTTTACAAGTCTTCCGCGCAATAATGCGTGGTAACAGATGGCAGACCTTAACGAAGTTATGCGGGCGCTTGGCCGTCTGGAAGCAACAGGCGAAGCGACAAAGGAAGTGGTGGAGGATCTACGCGAGGATTTCCACAGCGAAAAGGAAGCCGCTCGATCAAGCCGCAAGATAATCCACCAGCGGCTCGATGAGCAGAACGGGCAGATCAGCCACCTCGAAAAGACTGTGGCTATATCCGGACAGATCGATGCCCAATTGCGGGACGAACTGGCGGAGTTGAAAACAACGGTGGCAAACAACCACGCCGCGGTACAGCCTCATATTGAGGACATGAAGCGGATGAAGACCATGGGCATGGGTATTACCGGGCTCATCGCCCTAGCAGGCCTCACGGTCGGCGGCATTGTCGTCTATGCCAGCGATATGGCAAGGGCGGCTATCAAGCACTGGCTGGGGTGACCTCCCATAAACGACAGAAGCCCCTCCTTAACCGGAGGGGCTCTTTTTTGCGTTTACGGTTCTGCTAACCCTACATGCCTATACCGGCCTTGCCTCTGGCAGAGTGACACGCCCCATTGGCATCATTACATGTTCCGGAAGCCTTCCAAGCTGAATACGCGGGTTCGATTCCCGCTACCCGCTCCATGTTTTTCAATGGCTTACAAGACGCGCGTGTCACTCGTTTCACTGCCGGTTCACTTGCGGTTTTTCAACCGCGCCGCCGCCGTCACCCGGCTCGCCTCCAAACCATCCCCCCGACTGTAACGTCTCGTCGTCTTGGTCGTCGTATGGGTCGCAAGATCCCGAGCCGCTTCTAGTGATCCCGTCGCCTCGACGGTTTCCGATACCGCCCCGGCCCGCGAATCCATTGACCAGACATCGTCTGGCACGCCGGCCGCTTCTCGCACCTTCCGGAATTTCTCCGTATAGCGGTTTTCCCAGTATGCTTTTTTGTGATCCTCATCGATCACCACCGGCCCGATCTTCGGGATCGTGTAGGCCTTCAGAGCCTCTTGCACGAGCGGCATGACCTTCAGGTCACGCGATGCCGCAGCCCCGGTCTTGCTCGTTTTGATCGACAGGATCATGTCTTTCGAGATATCCCCCGCCGAAAGACCGCGCCATCTGAAAGCGCCGCCGTCATCTGCCGGCACCCACTCCCCAATCACGTCTATTCGTCTCAGCGCCGATTCGAACTTCAGCGCCTCGACAAACCCGATCGACGGGCATTCCATTTCGGCGCTCTTTTTCACGATCGCCAGGCACTGGTCATAGGTCATGACGACGGTTCTGTTCGCCGGTTGCTCGAAACGCATCGTGGACAGGATTTCCCGTGCCTGAGCGCAGCCAGGAATGCGTTCGCCGGCTCCGTAGGTGAGGATTACCCGCAGGAGCTTGATCGCGCCTGACGCCCTCCTGTGGCCCTTCTTCTTCCAGCCTTCGAACCAGCGCTTGAAATCCGACGCGCGAAGCATGTCTATGCGTCGGTCACCGACGACATTCTCCAAAACCCGCAGGCTCGGTTCATAGTCCCGGATCCGGGTGGAGTGCTTCACGCTGTGCAGCGTGCTGGTCTTGTCGTGCTTGTAGCAGGCGATGAGGGATTTGATCGTGCCTTCGAACGCCGGGGGCGTGTCGAGATCGCGAAGCTCCTCCCGCAACTGGTCGGTGAGCTTTTGGCACTCGGCGGCTATCTGAGCGTCATCGAGATCGTCGGCAAGCCGTTTTGCCGAGAGAAACGAAGGGGCGGCTTTCACCGCCCTCTTCGGATTCCAATAGTGGACGGTAGTCCCGTCCGTATTCTTCCGGGATTGATATCCGGGCCTGTCAGTTCTCATCCCAATTTTCCTTTCCATCGGGCGCAAGCTTGCCCGGCGGAAGGATGCGGGGACCGCGGTGCGGGTGGTCAACGGCCTCGGGGCTGTGGATAGTGGGGATAACGGTAGCAACTAGGGTCCGCATGTCGAAATGCACCTCGGCGCCCTCGCGTTTGGCCGCCCGGATGACCCGCTCCAGATCCGCTTGCATGAAGGCGCCTCGGCTCATTCGTAGTCCCCCACCTCAATCCGGCGCTTGCCGTGTGCCGGATATACCCACCAGCAGAGGTCGCAGAGGCGGAGGAATGCCCACCAGCGGAGTGCGTGGATCATACCGTCTCCCCTTTCAGCGAGCGAATGGCGGCGGCGTCCCGGCGGTGCTGGCGTTCCATCATCATGTGGTGGTCGCTTTCGACATGCTCATGCGCCGCAGCGTGTTGCGCTTCCATGTCGTCGTGCCAGGCTGCTGCCGCCTCGATCCCGTCATTGCGTGCCGTGGCGAGTTCGGCACGGAGGGCCGCGACAATATCCGATCGCACGTATTCGACAGTGTCTTCCTGCTTTTCCGGTATCCAGATATTGAGCGTTTCGTTGCAGGTCCAAATGCGTTCTGGGGGTTCAGTTTCCATTGCCGTGATCCTTCGTGATGGCGCGAGTCATATCAGGGTTGATCTGCTTGAATTCCCAATAGCCGGAAAATTCCGTTCGGCCTTCGTTGTCGATCTGTGGGTCCGTCCAATCGAACTCTGCCCAGACGTGACTGCCCACTGCAAAACCAAGACTTTCGGCCTGCGAGATGATGGTTTCCGCCTCGTCTTCAATGTTCGTATCGGTGGTTTCGAAAGAACGGGGATAGGAAGGGAGAACGTGCGCGCCGTGTTCGTTTCTGCCGTCGAGGAATAGAACGCAGAAGGGTTGGACGGCGATGGCTTCGCACCGCTCCCGCTCCGCCTGCCGCCCGCGTTCTTCGGCTGCTTGCAGAGCGCGGGCGATAGCGAGATAGATATCCGACTGACTCGCGCTGCCTTCGTCGTTCCACGCGGAGTGGTATGCCGCCTGAGCCTCGCGCATGATGCTTTCCGGGATGGTGGTCATGGGCGGCTCCAAGGGACGAGAGGTGTGGCATAGGCCAGCATCAGGGGGTGACGGGGCTGGCCGTCGAGCGCAGTCCCCCAGCACATCGGCTTAGCGCCGGCCTGCAACAGGACATCAACCACCGTATGGATGCGACCGCGCAAAGGCTTAGGAAGCTTGGAAAGCGGCCCCCACGCGACAATGTGGATGTCAGCGCCTCGGATCGCGGTGGCGATATGAGCGTCATTATCCGGGCCGATTGGATCGGGTGCGGTTCGCAGAGCCCTTACGTCCTTGTTGATAAGGGCGAACGGGTTCCAGACGACGGCCTTGCTGGCGCCCATTCGCTGCGCAAACCCGTCCACCTTCGTCATTGTGTGGTCGTTCTTTTCGCCATTCGCATCGGCCGGGTTGACCATGCCGATCGAAAGGACCGGGCCGGAGCCGCCAAAGTCATGCTCCAGCAGGTAGCGGAATAGGCCGCACTCCGAGAAGACGACGCGGCGTGTCATCAGAAGGTCGCTCATATCTGCTGCTCCTTGGCGTCCGGCGCCGGTTGGGGTGCGGCAAGGGCTTCAAACCGGCCGTCCTCAAACTCTTTGCGTGGGCGAACCCACAGCCGCCCATCATCCACCGAACGGTAGATTGCGACCTCCTCCATATCGACGCTCACGCCAGGTACAGGCTCATCGGCGCCGCAGTAACTGCGGTCCTCCCAGTTATCGGTCTGCATGTTGCCGATGCCAAGCAGAACATAAGTGCTTCCGCGCCGCTTGTGCCGGTGCGTAGGCGCCTCCCGCATCCTCTCTACCGTATCGGCAGGGGAGCGTTCTAGTGCTGCTGTGATGTGGCGGTGAGCAACGGCCTCAAGGTCTTGGACCGTGATGAGTAGCGTATCATCGTCATCCGGGTCTGGCAGTTCATCCAGTTCGCACGACGCCTGCACGATATCCTTGGCGATTTGGTCGACATTTATACCCGTATCGGTAGGGGATGCGACGAGGTGGCCACTTTCTTGCAATGCCGCTATTGCCTTGTTGGCGTAGGGGTCGCATCCGCACACTGGCCAATCGCAATCTGCCGGGTCATTACCACCCGCAGAACCTTGTTTTTGGGCAGCGCATTCCCAGCCCTTCACACCCACCGGCTCCCCCGGTACGGCGGCGAGGGCGGCCTCGCGCTGAATGACGGCATATATTTCTTCGATCACTGAAGCGTCTTCAATCGCGCCGTCGAAAACCTCGTCTACGATCTTACCCATAAGCTCGCGGCTTATACCTGTCTGGGCCATCTCAGCCTCCTATCTTGGTGGGGAAATCGCGACCGCAGCACACGCAAGACCCCGCGAATGGGAGAAGAGCCTTTGCCGTCTCCACACTCATTTCCTTACAGTTTTCAACGCGGCTGAGAGTTGCTGGTGACACGCCAACTCTTTTCGCCATGCCCCTAACGCCAAGGCCAAGTCTCTTCCGTAACCGTTTCATTGCATTGGATATTTCCTCAGGCGTCATGGCTCCCTCCTATCTTGGTGGCGAAGAGGGGGCGATACTCAACTTCTATGTATTCGCGGTACTTGTCCGAAAAGTTCTCTCTCCCATCGCGCCATTCAGACCACCGAGCACTTGGTTCATCAATCCTCGTCCGAGTTTGCCACAGCGCCGCGAAGTAGGCGGCAATGGCGGCGCGGGCATACCCATCAGCCTCGGCCTCGGTCATGCCGTAGCCATCCGGCACCTTGTCCAGGATCGCCCGTGCTGCCGCCTCTATTCCCTTGTCGGTGGTCATGCTGGCCTCCTCGAATTGCCGAATCCTCGGCTTTTGATTTTCGCCCGCGGCTCCGGCCACGCGCCGATGTGCTTCGCTTTGACGCGGTCAGCCTTCCGAATGGCGGCGACATCGTCGGCGGTCTTGACCTTGTGGCATTTGAAATGGGCGGGCTTGACGTTCTCGTCGCTGTCGTCGCGGGTAAGTTCCCACGGAACGATGTGCTCAAGTTCCCACGCTTCACCAACCTGGACTTTCTGGTCGCAGATGTGGCACTTGCCGGAGTGCAGCTCGAACAGACGGACGCGTTCTTTCCGGCTGAAGTTCTTGCGAGCCATCAGCCAATCCTCCGGCTGAATATTCTCCAATACCGATAGGCGACGGCCCTGAAGTGCTCCAACTGTTCCTCGGTATAGAACTCCTCCTGATGGTGTTCGCCTCCGATCAGCTCATCGTGGCAACCTTGCTTTTCGTGTCGTTCTTTGCCTCTTAGGCGCCTGTAAATGTCTTTTCGGACGGCCGCCCTTTTTGTGAAATATCGCCGACCATCGGAAGATCTGTAGACCGTTGCAGTTTCGGATGTGACAGCCATCAGTTCCACTCCCTGCGCAAAATTGTTGTCATCGCCGCAACCTGCTCCTTCTCCAAGTGCTTGTGCTTGCGGTGCTTCATGCGGACGGATGCTATCTGGCGACGACGGGCTTCGATCTCCGGCAGGGCCTTGGCAACGCGGCGTTGCTGGGCATCGAGCTTGCGGCGTGCGTCGGCGGACTTGAGCATGCTGTATATGCGGGTGAAGATGCTCATGCTGCACTCTCCTCGAATGCATCCGAAATGCTGATCCCATACGTCTCGATCAGCCATTTCTCTGCGGTGTGAAGAAATTCATCGAACTCGCTCTCGCTCATGCTGGAGAAGCTGATCGATTTTGGAACGGCTACGGTGAAGCCCTTGACCATGACCGGCGTCACAAACCCGGTGTGGAGTTTGACCACGTCGTGCAGCGCCTCAGGAGAGGGCGCACAGGTGCAAGCCTTCACGACCCGGCCCAGGTATGCCCAGTAGAGGCGAAGCTTTGCTGGCGACCTTCCCTCGGTCACAGTGACCTTGATGCGCGTGCCGGCGGGCAGACGTTCGATCAGGTCTTTGTCGGTCAGCATTTCGGGGACCAGCGAAGAACCGCGACGGGTGACGTAAATCTGTGGCTGCTCGGTCTTGGCCATGGCTCAGAAATCCATGCTATCGTCGTCGTCATGACGGCGATCGACGCGAGAAGTGTTGCGGATTTCCTCGGCGCGCTGATCTTTGCGCTTGAACGACAGAGACTGGAATTTTCCCTTGGCGCCGTCCTTTGTCCAGGCCGAGATGAAATACTCGACACCCTCGACAATTGCCGTACCAGTCGCGTTCGGCTGGCTGTCCTTCTCGCGCTTGTCATTCTTGAACAGCGTGCCGCTCATATCGCGTTTTTCATAGGCCATAGGTCTATTCTCCTGCTGCCAGCGGGTTTTGAAGGATGCGGTCGCTTACGATCTGAGAACCGGGAAAGGCGTCCCGAATATCGTCAACAACATCGGTGACTTGTGCCCGGCGCGCGTCGAACTTGGCCTTTGCGGCGAGCTTGTAATCCTTCGACCAAGCGTCCGTCTCCGCGATGCTCTTCCAGATGGCAGCGCAACGATCGACTGCGCTTATCGACTGGCAGTCTAGAAGGTCTGCATCAATGTCGTTCAACCCGCGCTTTTGGGCAGCGGCGCTCGTCGGCTTGCCATTTGCCACCGGCTTGGCAGCCTCTCGCCGTCCTTGTTCGGAGCGCAGATCCGTCGTGCGGGGCTCCTTGAAATCGTCGGCTTCGTCTTCCGAATATACGAGCCCATGGATGCCAACCAGTTTCAACACGACGCGGTCTTTTGCGCGCTTTTCAGCCATCGCCCAAGGATAGCTATTCTTGTTGTTTTTTGGGCTGGCTTCGCCGGTCGCCCATTCGACCCGGTTGCCCATCTTGCCGGTGGCGACGATGACGGCTATCCCGTTGGTGGTATCCGCCTGGATGATCTGCGGCGCCTGCCACTCGACGTTTGCTTTCGTCGCGACGACTTCAAGGGCGGCATGCTTGCACACCCATTGCTTGTTCTGCGGTATCTGCCAAAAATCCTCCTTGGCCAGTCCATACTGTTCGCGGACAGATTCGATGCGCGGGTCTAAATTGGCCATCACGCAGCCTCCCCGTAAGCGACCATCATCTTGCGGTGAATGGCGCGGGTGCGCTCGACATCTGCCCGGCAGTAGGCGGCGATCTCTTCACGCTTGCCATCGGCCCACATCTGGCCGACCATAGAGCCGTCGATCTCGCCTTTACCTTCAAGGCCAAGAGCCGCGCTCAGATTGTCCATACCGATGAAGTTGCGCGATCCGGCCCAAGCCGTCATGGTGTCGAAAGCTTCGTTGCCCCATGGCTTCGGGTCTCTGGGGAACCATCCCGGCATCCTGACGCCGAGAACAATGGCCCGCTGCCAGATGAACCGAATATCGAAACCGACGACGTTATGACCGACGATGGTGGGGATGGTTGAGGCATAGCCTAGTTGCAAATAATCGGTGAACACGCGAAGCAGCGACAGCTCGTCGTCCATGTTAGGGTCTCCCCACATCAGCGATTGTGCCGGCTTTTCCCCGTAGGCGAACCCGATGCAGCAGATATGGCCGTAGGTTCCGTCAAGGCTGCTTTTGGAAATAGCCTCTTCGACGGCGGCCGGCTTCTTTTCCTGCTCCCATTCGGCTATGCTCTTAGGAAGCTTGATGTTGCCGGGTGCCTTGACGCCAGCAGCAATACGCGCTTTTTCAGCCGGGGTCTGGGCAGGGATGGTTTCGATATCCAGATACAGATAGGTCATGCTGCTATCTCCAATTTGATTTTCGGGGCATACCAAGAGGCGCGCATCTCGTAGTCTTCGACGCGTTCGATGTGCCGATCATGTTCGGCAATAAGGCGAAGGGCTTCCGATGCTGTGGCCGTCTTGGCATCGGATAGGCATTCCGCAGCTAGGCGGCGGGCGTCTGCCGCACCGGCCATGAATGTGTCGTAAGCCTGGCTCATCGCGACACCTGTTCCTGCTGGCGAAGGGCTTGGTGCTCGTAATACGGCTCTGCCTTGACCGCAGCGAGGGCCACAGCAGCGAACAGCGAGACCATGACGCCAATAAACCCGGCCGTGATCAGAACGGTTCTCGGCGATACGGTAATCACCGTGCGGGGTGCAGGCTGGTGGAAAGCGCATTTGGTTTCGCAGTTGCATTCTCGGAATGATTTCATGCCGCAGTTTTCCATCACGCACCTCTACGGGAGGCGAGTGCGGCGCGGATATCGGCCAACAGGTCGCGAGGGAATACGGATTCGACGGCCTTGCAGGCTTCGAGGTTTTCGACCGACGCGCCGCAAAGCGGGCACGGGTTGGGCGTCTCTTCATGGCATGGGCATTTTTGCTGCGCCCACCATTCGACCTTCCGAAGCGCCGCCCGCAGCCTTTCGTTCTCCCCTTCCAGTTCTGAAACTCGGCTGGCCAGTTCTGGAGCTTCGATAGCGGAGAGGATGCGCGACTCGTAGCCGGCCTGAGCAGACACTTTGGCGGCGTCAGAAGTTGAGTGACGCGAGAAGTTTTCTTTCCACGATGCTGATTTTTGCGGGCTGTAGAGCTGCCAGCATTCAAATTCGCCAAGATAGCAAATTTGGAATTGCCCCAAGATCGTGTTCGATTGAAAATGACGGTTAAATTCTGTCGAGAATTCATCCCATTCCAGCGGCTTTACCGTGATCTTGCTCATACCCGTTCTCCCTGCTTGGGAGGGGTGGGGGAGGGCTTGACATGATAGCCGTGGCCATTCGCGACGTTCCATTCCCGGCCGCGGTTGATCAGCATCTTAAGGTTGACCTCTTTATGAAGGCCGCGTCCGAAACGTTCGGCGAGCCTGTGAAGGATGATCACGATATCGGCCGCCTCAACGACCGCATTGGGGTCTTCGTCGTTGACAGCGAGCGCCATCAAGAGTTCTGACATTTCCTGATTGGCGCGAGCCGCTACGGAAAAATTGCTACCGGCGTTTCCGAAGGTCTCGGAAATCCAAGCGTTAATGCTGGCTTGATTTTCCATTATCGTGCATCCTCCATAACGCGCTCACGGCGCTCTTCTCGGGCGGCGTCGGGGTCGGGCTGGCCGTCTTCCTCGACGGCGGCGGAAAACTTGTCCTGCATTTTCTGACCGAGTTTGGTGCTGTCGTTCTGCAGCTCGGCTGCGATGCCCCGGAAAAGGAAATGGCTCCGGCCGATGGTCATGCCCCGGCAGTCGTCCGTATCCAACTCGACCGATTTGACGTAGAATTCGTACTCGTCGTCGCTGTCAGCGCTTGCCAGAACAGCCGTGCCGTAGAGCATCATGCCGACGACACGGGCGCCGTCGATGATCGGGGTGACTTCCTCGAATTGGACTTCGACCTGGGTCATGTCAGCGGCCCTCCGCTTTGGCGATGGCCGCATTGACCAATTTCTGGGCCGACCAGACAAACTCGTCATCCGATCCGCACGAGGTCATTGCCTCAGCGACATCAACGACAGCCTTTGCAGCCTTTAGCGCCCCCAGCAGATCAGGCTGCGAATTCCACCGGAGGACAAGCTCGGCGGCAATCGCTTCTGTCTGGCCCGGGTAATTGAAAACCCGCACGTGTTGTCCACGGATGGTTGCCGGATCTGTTTCCGCGACGCTGCCGAACGTGGGGATGCCGTGCGATGCGTCAGCGAGGTAAAAGCCGTCGTAGTTACTTGCCCGCCCATAGCGAATATCTCCGCCGACGATGTTGTCCGGCCACTGATTTTCGGTATGTTTCGCTGTCTCGGACATCTGCATTCTCCTCGGGGTGGTGAACGGGGGCTAGGCGGTTGCGTTCGCGACTTCCGCCCGGTTCAGGACATCAATCAGGACGCGGGTAAGCGCGGTTTGCTCGATTGCGGCCTGCCCCGAAAACTGCTTGGCAAGCGCGCCGTTGATGATCGCCAGCTTCTTCAAGGCCATCAGTTCGACCGGTGAAATTTCAATCTGGGCCATCTCTCTCATCCTCTCGTTGCGCTTGGGGGCCTTTTGACGTGGCCGGGGACGTGTGGGTGGTCAGGCGGCTTCGGCTACCGGCAAATCCAGAAGTTCGTTGAGTTTGTCGGTCTGCAAGGCGGGCAACTGAGGTCGTTCGCCTTCGAACTTGCTGGCGAAGGGGGCTATCTCCGGCCACACTTCGATCAAGCGCTTGACTGTGCCGACCGCCGCCATCGCAGCCAGTGCAGACCGGCGGGCCGTATCTACAGCCGTAGTCAGATCAGATTTAACGCCTTGAAGGCGGTCATACTCGGCGCTGAATTTGTGGATTGCGTCGTACTTCTTGAGGCAAGCGCCTTTATGCCGTGACTGAACGCGAAAAGTGGCGGCGTTCTTGTCGGCAGAGACGATGCGCGCAAGATCTCCATAGACCTTACCGTTGACATTGACTGTCGTGTAGGACGTCCCGAAATAGGCCGAAATGGTGTCAACTTCGGGAAGCCACCCATTGGGCAACGCCATCATTTTTTCGCGGTCGGCCTTGCTGTAGGCGTCGTTGTAGACCGCAAGAGCCAATGCGGCGTTATCCGCATAGAGCTTGGTGATCTGCGCTGTGAACCGATGCACAACCAGCGCCTTGGCGATGCTTTCTCGAATGTCTTTGGTCAGTCTGGTGCTCATCTGCCGTGTCCTCTGTTTCGCTCGGGGAGATCTGGCGAACCGTCTTCGTCCCCGCTGCTTGCCTCCATAAGTTGGCACATAGACAACTTGAGCGCAAGAGGGGTCCGCAAATAAAGTTGTCATATAGACAACCGCGATTTCAAATGGCATAAACGAAAAGCCCGCCGAAGCGATCATGCTTCAAGCGGGCTTGTTGGATAGCGGTTTTGACCCTCGGAAGTTTTATCCGCTGCCAACGACAAGGATTGTTATATCATAACGTCTGCGTCGATCCAAGCCAAAACCTCCGAACGAGTTGCCGATCTCCATAAATCGGGGCCTTCGTGTCGAGACGCCTTTTGATGGCTAACCGGCATTTGGACAGCATGAGACAGGTTGCGCGGTCTTTGAGACGGACCTACCCGCTCCGCAAGGGCAGGGGATAAACGCAGAACAAGGTGAGGTTTTCGAACCAGCCAGGAGACGCCGGACCCCTCAGGTGACCCACGCCAGTCCGGGGCGATAATGCGCCAACCTGTCTTGCAGGCCTATAGAGACTGAAGCATTCGGCTGGGTAGCCTCACCCTACCGTCTTGTTGATAGCTATGCCGTCAGTAAAGTGATACAATATTCAAATTATTGCATATCACAAACTTGTGACTAATTTGTTGGGTATTGCTAATATTACGGGCAGGAGTAACATTTAAAGAAAATTGACAAGAAGCTGGTCGGGGGAGCATGAAATGCCTAATAGAAGAGTGTTTTTGACAGCTTTGCCGCTCGCTTTTGGCGGATTTTCTATTACGGCGAGGTGCGAGGATTTGGATGTTATCTGTCTGCGCGCCGCCGGCGAGCTGCAAAAGGCGATGCATGACCGGCACGGCGGCGAATGGCAATTTGCCATCAACCATGAAATTCGCGCTGTTGTGGTCTTTGAAAAATCAGCCGGCCTTTAGGATCGTCTCGATCAGGAAAAACGCCTGTCTGCGCTGCTCTGGTGTGGCGCGCCGCAATAGCTCATCTGCGCTCGGGGTGGCCGGGTCTCTGAAAAGATCGGCCGGCGAATCCAAGTCCAGAGCCTCGGCAAGCGCCGCCTGAACATCCATAGTGATCCCGCGCTCATGGCGCTCCCATCGGCTGACCTGGCCCTTGTCGGTCGGCTTTCCGTTTTCCCCAATAGGGAGACGGTCTGCGAGCTGCTGCTGTGTAAGCCGCTTCATCTCACGCCATTCCCGTAGGAAATGCCTCAAGGGCTTTGTTGGACCGATCCGTGTCACCATGTCGGCGATGATAGTTGCTGCACCGCCAACTGTAGACGGCCACCTAGACAACTTTTTTTTGGAGACCCCATTGAAAAGAAGTTGTCTATGTGACAACCTACAGAAATGGCAAATGAACACGCACTGACAATTTGGCGCAAGAGCAATGGCAAGTCGCAGGACGACGTTGCCCGAGAAATCGGCGTGACCCGATGGATGGTCAACCGGATTGAGAACGGCAAGCGCTCTCCGTCCCTGTCGCTGGTACTCAAGGTGCAGGCGATGACCAACAATGAGGTGATGGCCGACGCATTCCGCATGGAGGCGGCCCAATGAACATCGCGGCCTATCCTCAATGCGCCCGGCGGCTGCGGTTCCAGAACGCCGATCTGAACGACCCTTTGATGAACCGATATTGGGCGGCGGTAAACGTCGCCACCAGTCTGTCGGATACGTTGCTGGCTGACTTCGGCGGCTTTAACTTCGACATCGTGACGGACGCCAACGGCGGCAAGCTGCTGAAGCGTCTGGAAGAGTTCATGGCCCACAGAGGCCAGCAAGCGGCGTCCAGCGCGTTCTATGCGTCGGAAGGGCTCAAGGCCTTGCTCGGGGCGAGGGGCGTCAAGACATCGATGCTCAAGAGCGAGAACGACTATTGGACTGCGGCGGAAACGCTGTTCCCCGGCAAGATCGACCGCAACGGCGGGTTTGTGTCTCTCTATGTCCAGATCCATTCCATACCCAAGAAAATTCGGAGGTCTATCAGCAAGAAGCGGTTGTGGCTGCTTCCGCGTAGTTGGATCTCGGCCAAGGTGGAGACGGTGTAATGGGCGACCGCACGGAAACATTGAAGCATCTGGCCACCAAGGGCCTCGTCTGGGACGGCGATCTCATAAGTAAATCTGACCGGGATGAGCTTGTGAAGGCCGGGTACGTGGATCGGCATGAGGGCTGGCAATTCCTTACTCGGTCTGGTGTCGAAGTAGCGGTTGCGCTCGGGCTGGTGCGGCCATGACCGACACCCTGCCCAAGGACAACGACTGGATAGATTGGAACGGCGGGGAATGCCCGGTTGATCCGGATACCACTGTCGATGTCGAATTTGCAAACGGAGAGGCATACTCCGGGTCCATTGCGGAGGCGTGGGATTGGTCGAGAAAAATCCCACGCGAAGATTTAATCGTCGCCTACCGCGTGGTGCGCCCATGACCCTCTCCACCCTCACCACCGAATACATAGCCCAGCACGGCGTCCGTCGCTTCGAGCAGGGCACATCATCCGAATACTACGCGCTGCAGGCATGGCTATTGCAGCGCGGCCATGTCCTGACCTGTGCCAGCAATCGCTACACGCTGAAGCCTGTAGGCCAGCCTGGGCGCGGCAAGGGCATGACGTGGGGCTCGGTACTTAACTTCATCGACAGTTTGCGAGTGGCAGAGAATTTGGAACCCCTGAGGAGGAAGGCATGAGCATTACCCTTTTCATTCTGTTCGCAGCCCTATGGACCATTGGGACGGCCTTCATGTTCCTCAAGGACAACAAGGCAGCGCTCGAAGCCGAGCAGGACAACAAGCCCATGACCATGGCAGACGCCATCGATGCCAGCGGCGCCCCTGAACGCGCATGGCGGGAGTACGAGCTGTGATGATGCTGGCAGGTTTTGTGGCGGGCTTTTTGGTTGGGGTGATCCTCTACCATGTTTTCGTCTGTTGGGTCGTAAGCGGCATCGGCCCGCGCTTTTAACCATTGATGGCGCGATCCCTCCCTCGCAGCCGTCAACGCTGGTCCCGGTCAACCTCTCCAGGGCCGGGGCCAGCAACCTTCAGCCTAGGAAGGCGCTTTGCATGCCGCATTACAACTGCGGCAACAGCGACACCAAGGCTTTCCCAGCCCACCGAGCGGCGGGCCGAGACGGCATCGGAAGTGGGCTCCGCATATGGCTCTGGACCGGTGTCGTCTCCATCAGTTTGCGTCTTGTGGTTCATGTTTCAGCTCCTTCAACACGAGCAACATGCCCCACAGGAGATAGGAAATGTCGGGAATTTCACCCGGAAACTCGGGAAACGTAAAACAGGATCCGATCACGAAGATGGACGACGTAGCGACAGCAAATTTCCTGATCGAGCAGATCGGAGCCAAACGCCACATAGGCGACATGTTCCGCACTGCGGCGCGGGAACTGCGGGCGCGGTTTCCACACCGGGACGATCCAGAAAATCAGTGGACGGAGCGCCGCCTTCGCGGGTGGTGGAACAACGAAAGCCGGACGGTCAAGCACTTCCAAATGGTTGAGCTTTTCGAGACGGCTGAGGCATTGCGAGAAGCGAGGAACCAACATGCCGAATACATCGCCAAGACTGCCCGTTTGCGTGAGATGGCTAAGCTTATCGCGTCGAATGAAGCTGGCGGCGTGGCTGAGAGATAAAGGCTCGT